ACGGGACGGTCGGGGAGTGGCAGCACGCCGGCCAGGGCGTGCAGGAGACCCCTATCCCGGACAGCGTGCTCCGCATCACCCGGCACAAGGCGCGCGGCATCGAGACCGAGCACCCGGCGGTGTTCCCCGTGGCGCTACCCGAGTTCTTGATGCGCGCCTACGCCGACGAAGGTGACATCGTGTTCGAACCCTTCGCTGGCGCCGGCACGTCCATCATCGCGGGCCAGCGGACCGGGCGCCGCGTCCGCGCCAGCGAGCTCGCGCCGGCCTATGTCGACCTGGCGGTTGCCCGCTGGCGAATGATGCATCCCGATCTGCCGGTGACGCTGGCGGACGACGGGCGTGACTACGACGCCGTTGCGGCAGCGCGGATGGAGGTCACCGCCAGTGCAGCCTGATCTCGTCGTCTCCGCAGTACCGGTGACTGAGCTGGTGCCCTACGCGGAGAACGCGCGCACGCATTCGCCGTCGCAGGTGGCGCAGATCGCCGCCTCCATCGCCGAGTTCGGCTTCGTGAACCCGGTCCTGGTCGACGCGGAGGGCGTGCTGATCGCGGGCCACGGCCGCGTCATGGCGGCGAGGCAGCTCGGCCTCACCTCGGTGCCGGTGCTGCGGCTCGGCCATCTCTCTCCCGCGCAGGCCCGGGCGCTCCGCCTCGCGGACAACCAGATCGCGCTGAACTCTGGCTGGGACGAGGCGCTGCTTGCCGCCGAGATCGCGCGCATCCGCGATGAGGCGATCGTCGATCTGGACGTGCTCGGGTTCTCCGGGATGGAGCTCGACCGGCTGCCGGCCGCGGTAGATGCTGGCATCGACGAGGATGCCGACGATGCACCCGAGCCGCCGGCCGTTCCGGTCACCCGCGCCGGCGACCTCTGGCGCTGCGGGGACCACCGCCTCCTCTGCGGCGACGCCACGAAGCTCGCCGACATGCAGCGCGCCCTTGGCGCAAACCGCCTCGCCGACATGGCCTTCACCGACCCGCCCTGCAACGTCGCCTACCAGGGCGGCACCGCGGCGAAGATGACCATCGCCAACGACGCCCTCGGCTCCGGTTTCCTCGACTTCCTGCGCCCGGCGCTCGCGAACCTACTCTCGGTGACGAAAGGCGCCTGCTACGTCTGCATGTCCTCGTCCGAGTGGGCGAAGCTGCGCGAGAGGAACGAGGCGCTGGACTGCGCCGTGCTGGCGCGGGCCGCGCTCTGGCTGCTCGGGGCCGACCGCTACGGCGAGCGTTTCTGGGCACAGCTGCGCGAGCAGGTCGCCAACGCCCCACTCCAACCAAGCGAGCTTCCCACCGGCGGGAATGTCGCTCTCCCGTCGCCATCGCCGGCCACGCCAGACACCCACCGCCCGCGCGGCTGGCTCGCGCCGCGCTCGGGCTGGCTGCGCTGAAGGGAGGACGCACATGGACCCGACCGTCCTCGCCTGGGCGCTGGCGCAACCGTCCGGCAGCCGGGCGGCCGCGCTCGCCGCGGCCTACACCGGGGGCACGACACGCGTGACCTTCGATGGGCGGACCGTGGAGTACCGCAGCCTCGACGAGCTCGGCCGCGCGCTGGCCGTCCTGCGTGGAGCAGAGATGGTAGCCGCCCGCCGTCCCGGCGTGACCTTCGCCAGCTTCTCGCGCGAGGGAACCAGGCCATGGGCCGGCTGCGAGACGCATGGAACGTCCTGCGCGGGTACGCCGCGGCGCAGGACCAGCGCGCCTCCGCCTGGGCGCCGTCCGGTGGCAGCGCCACGGCCGAGGTCGGGATGGCCGCGGCGACGGTCGCACGGCGCGCCCGTGACGCTGTCCGCAACGACCCCTACGCCAGCCGCATCGTCGATCTCTGGACGGGCAACGCGGTGGGCGCCGGCATCACGACGCGCTGGCCGGATCAGCGCCATGCCGATGCCTGGCGGCGCTGGGCGGAGAGCACGGCCTGCGACGCCGAGGGACGGCTCGATCTCTACGGGCTGCAGGCGCTTGTGATGCGGGCGGTGGTCGAGAGCGGCGAATGCTTCGTCCGCTTCCTGATGACCGCGCCGTCGCTGACGAACCCGATCGGCCTGCGGCTGCAGGTGCTGGAGAGCGATCACCTCGACACCGCGCGGAACGGCGTGGTGGACGGTGCGCCGACGCTCCAGGGGATTGCGCTGGGCGAGGCCGGCGAGCCGATCGGCTACTGGCTGCACCGGGTGCATCCCGGCGCGTCGTGGATCCTGCCGGGCGCAACCTGGCTCAGCAGCGAGCGCATTCCGGCCGGCGACGTGCTGCACGTTTACCGCAAGCGCCGTCCCGGCCAACTCCGCGACGTCTCCTGGCTCGCGCCGGTGCTGCTCCGCCTGCGCGACCTAGGCGACTACGAGGCCGCGCTCCTGATGAAGGCAAAGATCGAAGCCTGCCTCGCCGCCGTGGTCACCGAGGAAGGCGACGAGGCGCTCACGGGTGCTGCCGCCGGCCTGCTCCGCGATGCCCAGGGCCGGACGGTGGAGAGCTTCGAGCCGGGGATGATCCTCTACCGCCGCGGCATGGGCTCGGTGGAGGTGGTAAACCCCTCCGGCGGCGGATCGCACGCGGCCTTCGCCCGCCGCGCTCTCGAGGCCGCCGCGGTAGGCGCCGGCCTCACCTACGACCAGGTCTCGGGCGACCTGACCCAGGCGAACTACTCCTCGCTCCGCGCCGGCAAGATCGAGTTCCGCCGCCTCTGCGAGCAGGTGCAGTACGGGATGCTCATCCCGATGCTGGTCCGCCCCGTCGCGGACCGCTTCCACGCCCAGGGCGCGCTGCTCGGGCTGTGGGGCGCGGAGATGCCGGACGGCGTCAGCCACGTACCGCCAGCGCACGAGATGATCGACCCGCTGAAGGACACCACCGCCCTGATCGCCCAGGTCCGCGCCGGCTTCGTGCCGCAGCCCGAAGCGGCCGGCGCCTTCGGCTACGATTTTCGGGGCGCGGTGGAGATGATCCGCGAGGCCAACGCCCTGCTCGACGAGGCCGGCATCTCGCTCGACACCGATCCGCGCCGCGTCGCGAAATCCGGCGCCGCCCAGGACGCCGCGCAGGTGGCCGCCGTCGAGATCGCCGCCACCGGTGCCGCAGCGCCTCCTGCAGGAGAACCCCGATGACCGCCGGCGCCTACGACTGGACGGACGACATGCTCAAGATCAAGAGCATGCAGAAGAAGTTCCGCGACAGCTTCAACGGGACGGAGATCAACCCGGCCCGCTGGGACGTCGCGGCCAGCGGCAGCGGCATGGCGCTCGCGGTCGCCGACGGCACCGTCACCATCTCCACCAGCACGACCCTCGACGACGAGATCGTGCTGACCAGCCGGACCGCCTTCACCATCCCGCTCCGGGTCATGGTGGCGGTGAACCTCAGCCAACGCATCGCCGGCCAGTCGGTTTGGCTCGAGCTGGTCTCGGTCGACCCGACCTCCGCCCAGCCGGACGGCCGCAGCGCCGCCGCCTGGCGACTCGACGGCACCAGCCCGACGCTGGCTAACTACGAGGTGCAGAGCGAGGGCGCGCCGCGGCTCGCGAGTTCGTCGGGCTCACCGATCCCAACCACCGTCCCCAGCGGCTGGTCGGTGCTGGAGATCGAGCCGACCAACGACGAGTGCTGGTTCCACGGCCGGCAGATCGACACCACGGCGGCGCGCTCGAACTCCTATGTCCGCCACCAGCAGATCCCGGAGCCGAATGCGCTCTACCGCTTCCGGATCCGGGTGCGGAACCGGCAGTTCATCAACGGCATCTCCGCGGTCGCCAACAACGGCTCCGGCCTGGTGCGGATCACGCGCGCTGCGCATGGCTTCGCGACGAACGACGTGGTGACGGTCGCCGACGTCTCCGGCGTGCCGGGGGCGAACGGCACCTTCACGATCACGGTGATCGACGCGAACAGCTTCGACTTGGTCGGCTCGACCTTCTCCGGCGCCTACCTGAACACCGGCTGGGCCTCGGTCTCGCGCAACCTGGCGCCGGCGTCGAGCACCGACGTGAAGGTGCAGTTCGTCACCATCGCCGACTACGCCGAGCTCACCACCGAGATCACCGCCGGCCGCGGCCAGTCGGTCGCCGGCCAGGGGCTCGGGGTCAACGTGCTGAGCACCATCGCACCGACGCTGACGGCCGTTGGCGGGCAGGCGCGCAACACCTCCGGCGCCCTGCCGGTGCTGGTCGCGACCGGTCTTTCGGCGAACCCCACGGCGGTGACCACCGGCCGGGGCATCGACCTGCTGGCGACGCTGATCGGCGCGCTGGTGAACAAGCCCTTCTCGATCCCGGAGGCGGACTGGCAATACGCCGGCGCCGCGGGCGGGATCACTGGCACGGCCGACGTGGCGCTGAGGGCGGCGGCCGCTGCCGGCATCCGGAGCTACGTGACCTCCATCGACCTGCGGAACGCGCACGCGACAGTCGCGACCGAGGTGATGATCAAGGACGGCGCGACGGTGATCTGGCGACAGCTGCTGCCGCCGGCGATGGCGACGCCGGTGGACATCACCTTCCCGACACCGCTGCGCGGCACGGCGGCGACGGCGGTGAACTTCGCCTGCCTCACCACCGGCGCGCAGGTCTACGTCAACGCCCAGGGCTACGCCGCGCCGTGACGGCCGTCGTCCACAGCTTTTCCCGCGCTTAGCCACAGGCTTATCCACATGAGCGAGACGACCGAGCCGGGCGGCGGCGATGCTGCACCGGATGCTCCTGCCATGCCCATCGTGGCGCAGCGCGCCCTGGAGGCCCCGGCCACCGTCGATCGTGCTGCGCGTACCGTCGAGGTGGTGTGGTCGACCGGCGCCCGCGCCCGCAACTTCGTCCCGGCGCTCGGGATCATCACCGAGGAGCTGGAGATGTCGCCGAACGCGGTGCGCATGGAGGCGCTCCGCTCGGGCCAGGCCCCGGTACTGAACACACACCGACGCGGCGATGCCCGCGACGTGCTCGGCCGCGTCACCGCCGCCCGCCTCGAGCGCGGGCGGGGCTACGCCACGCTCCTGTTCTCCGCCGCCGCGGACGTCGAGCCCGTCTGGCAGCGCATCGCCGACGGCACGCTCCGCGCGGTGAGCGTCGGCTATCGCGTGCACCGCTACGAGCCGCGGCCGGACGCCGCGACCGGCGAGACCGTCCACCGCGCGGTGGATTGGGAGCCCTTCGAGATCTCCGTCGTACCGGTCCCGGTGGACCGCGATGCGGCGGTGCGGGGCGAGGCGCTGCAGGGCGCGCCCGCCGTCGCGATCGAACCCGCCCTGCCTGACGAGGAACCCATCATGCCCGAGACGACGCCGGAGACCCCGGCCGCGCCGGCGCCGTCTGCGCCGCCCAGCCCGACCCAGGAGACCACCGTGACCACCACGCCCAGCGCCCAGGCGCCGGAACCCACCCGGGCTGCGGCGCCCGATCTCGACGCCGTGCGTGCCGAGGCCCAGCGCGCAGAGCGGGAGCGCATCGCCGGGATCGACGCGGCCATCGAGGCCGCCCGCGCCCTGGTCCCGGCCGATCGCATCCCGCCGATCCGCAGCGAGGCGGTGGAGCGCGGTTGGTCGGCCGATCAGGTCCGCCGCGCCCTGTTCGACCTCCTGGTCACGACGGCGCCGAAGCCCTCCGTGCCGGCGCGGCCGGAGAGCGGCCCCGGGCACGACGACCCCGCCATGCTGGTCGACGCCATGACCGAGATCGAGCGGCGTCTGGCCGAGGGCGACAAGGACATGCGCGAGCTCACCCGCACCGTGACCGAGCTGGTCAAGGCGATGGCGGGCCTCACCGCGCGGCTATCGCTGGCGGCCGGCGGCGTGCCGAGCGCGTCGCCGGCGATCCCCGCGACCGGTGCGGCGGCGGCCGGCGGCATCGTCGGTGCGGCGGGCGGCGCGAAGCTCGCCTCCTGGCTCGGGCTCGGCTGATCCGCCATGGGCGTGTTCGACGACGCGCTGGCGGTGCTCGCCGCCGACCCAAACCTCGGGGTGGAGGCGAGCTACCGCGCCGCGGGCACCGGCGCTCCGTTGGCGATCCGTGTGCTGCGCTCCAGCCCCGATCGGGTCGTGGACGCCTTCGACACACCGGTGTTGCGCGCGACTGATGTGCTGACGGTCGCCATCGCGGCCCTGCCGTCGATCGAGCCCGGCGACACCTTCGCCATAGGTGCCGATGTGCTGACGGTGAACAGCGCAGAGCGGGACGCCGCCGGTGTCGCCTGGCGCGTGCTCTGCCGACGATAGGCCATGCGGCTCACCGCCATCGTCGGCGACCTCCGCAAGGCGCTGGCCGAGGAGGTGCGCGCCGGCGAGCGTGCCGCCTCCCGCGCCGTGCGCGCCGAAACCGACGCGCTCAAGGGGGAACTCCGCGGCCAGGTCACAGGCTCCCACGGCGGCAAGGCGCGCGGCATCGCCAATGCCTGGCGCTCGCAGGTCTTCCCGCGGACCGGCGTGTCGATGCGTGCCGCCGGCCTGGTCTGGAGCAAGACCCCGCTGGTGATTGATGCGTTCGAGCGTGGGGCGCTGATCCGACCGAAGGGCGGCGGGCGCTTCCTGGCGATCGCCACCGGCTTCAACGCCGCCCGCGGCTGGCGCGGGCGCGGCGATAAGGGCCTGCGCGTCACGCCGGCGCAGATGGTCGCCTCCGGCCAGGGCTTCCTCCGGCCGTTCCGCTCGGGGCGGGGCTTCGTCTGGTGCCTGCCGCTGCGCCAGGGCGCGGCGACGGGGCGAAGGCGGCGCACGCGGCTGATCGCCGGCGGCGTCGCCGAGGTCGGCACCGCCAATCGCAAGGGCCGCGAGGCCTGGGCCCGCGGGCTGCTCGAACAGGGGATGGTGCCGATGTTTCTCCTGCTGCCCCAGGTGAAGCTGGCCAAGCGCCTCGACGTCCGCGGGGCATCGCTGCGCGCCCTGCGGCGCCTGCCGCGGCGCTTTGTGGCGGCCTGGGACGCCGAAGCCGGACGCGCGGCATGAGTGTGCGCGAGAGTGCCCTGGCCGCCCTGTCGGCCCGCCTGGGCGCCGCCCCGGCCGCGCGGAGCCCGGCCCCGAAGGTCCTCCGCAACGAGACCGTACCCCAGCGCCTGCCCACTGGCGGCCTCGTGGTCGTGCGCGACGGCGAGACGGTGGAGGAGACCCCGATCCTCTCGCCACTCGCCTGGGCGGTCGAGCACCGCGCCGAGGTCGAGGTCGTCGCCACGACAGGGGCGCTGCTCGACGCGCTGCTGGTCGACATCGCGGCCGCGATCGCCGGCGATCGCACCCTCGGCGGCGCGGTTGAGTGGACGCAGCCCGGCGCGCCTTCGTTCGACGACGCCGAAACCGAGGGCACCGCCGCAGCGCGCGCCGCCTCCGTCCCCGTCACGCTGTCCTTCACCGTCGCCGGCTCGCCGCTGGCCTGATCCCGATCCCGGAGACGCTCCATGCCTCGTGCCATCGGCGCGAACTCGCGCCTGCTCATGATCCCCGAGGTCACCTACGGCACCGCGCCGGGCGGCAACTGGCGGCGCGTGCCCTTCCTCTCCTGCAACCTCGGCGCCGAGCAGCCGCTGCTGGACGCCGACGTCATCGGCCTCGGCGGCAATCGCGATCCCGCGGCGCCATTCTTCGATACCGTCACGGTCGAGGGCGACGTCGTGGTGCCGGTGGACCTAGTGAACATCGGCCACTGGCTGCGGCTGCTGCTCGGCGCGCCGACCACCACCGGCACCAATCCGAACTACACCCACACCTTCGGCTCCGGCGCGGCCACGCTGCCCTCACAGGCGATCGAGATCGGCTATCCCGACGTGCCGAGCTACGACGTCTGCGCCGGCGTCCGCGCGGATGCGCTGGAGATCGACT